ATGTGTGGACGTTTCTCACAATCAATGACCCGCGATGACTATCTGGCTCTGCTGGCTGATGAATCCGATCGCGATATTCCCTATGACCCTGAACCAATCGGGCGATTCAACGTGGCGCCAGGCACAAAAGTTTTGCTGCTGAGCGAACGTGACGAGCAGCTGCATCTCGATCCGGTGTTCTGGGGTTACGCGCCCGGATGGTGGGATAAAGCCCCATTGATTAACGCACGTGTAGAGACCGCGGCATCCAGCAGAATGTTTAAGCCACTGTGGCAGCATGGCCGGGCGATTTGTTTCGCTGACGGTTGGTTTGAATGGAAAAAGGAAAACGACAAGAAACAGCCCTACTTCATCCATCGTGCCGACGGGCAGCCAATATTTATGGGTCGGAGTTCAAGTATGATTTTTTATTGTCGTGATGACGAGCGTCAGCGAAATGGTGTAAAGTATTACCGTTAGTTTGCTCTCAACAGGTTGCTAACAATGAAGCCCCTGCTGAGTGATTGGCAGGGGCCTCTGTATCTCTAATGCTGTGATGAGTTTGTCGATTGTTTTCGGATTGAAAATGGAATGCTCATCAACTTCCTGATCATTTGTTCAGCTGGTAGTTTGACTATCACCACCGTTATCATAATGGTTAGGATGGCGGATGCTAATACTGATAGATACTCATTTATACCATGACCAGCAACTGAATAGATCTTGCTAACAACGATAACAAAGAAGCCGTGGAGCAAATAAATAGATAAAGATTTTTCTCCAATTATTGAGATTAATCCTTTCTTGCCAGGCATTAAAGATAACAATGCAATAATAACACTGAATGATGCGATAATTGAGAATATCCGCAGCCCAATACCATCGACTATGCTCACAGATAGATCATTAAAGTTATACACACCAAACCACAATTTGTAGTTGACGCCGAATGAAAACGTGAATATAACTGACATCAAACCGATGGCTATAGACGCGACCGCAACTGATTTGGATATCTTAAAGTTCTTAGTACATAAAGCACCTGCCATGAAGAAAGGCATGAATACAGCAGTTCTCAACCAACTAAATATATATTCATTAAATGGTAAAGCTCCAGCTAATAACGATACAATGACGGCCCCACAGAACACTTTTAACGTTGACCCAACCAGCCCGCAGATCGCATAGAAAGATGCCAAACTGACCAAAAACCAAAGCAACCAATATGGCTTGAGTAATGCGTCACTAGCTGTTATTACGCCTTTGAGGACGAAATATGACGCGTATAGAACCTGAAACACTACATAGAGGAATAATACCTGAACAGACCTTTCCTTCCATTTGCTCCTATTAAACGTCATTCCCGATAAGAATATGAAGGCAGGCATGTGAAACATAAATATCACCTCCATCAATGATAACCCTACCACTGATTCCCACCCTGCCGTAACCTCTACCAAGTGTCCAAGAACAACAAGAAGGATCATGCACCCCTTCATATTGTCTATTTTGTAGTTTCTTTCCATTTTTCTGCCAAGATGCACATTTAAAGCTGCAATCTATCACCAGAGGTTGTAGATGTGAAGGTTAAGGTTGTGTGTCGTGAGGTATATCACGGCACACAGCCCAGTAACATCAAATCGCTGTGGTTGTGTATGTTACTTTAGTCCCTGAGGCGGTCCCTGACTTACCTATAGTTGCAAAAGCCTCGTCGCAGGTTGCTGTGGTATTCCCTGTTAGGTTGATATGAGTTGCTCCGTAACCTCCAGTGATGATGTTGGAAGATGTTTTAACTGTTGCGCTATTGTTTATCACCACTGCTAAATCCGTCCCTGAACTTAACAGAACTGAATCCCGCAGGACTAATCTCGCGCAATTGTCAAAGTACAACCCCCTGCCAGTTCCCTGAGATACATAGTAATTATCAACCACTAGACCAGGGCAAATTGCGGCATATAGAGCGTAGTAGTCGGTAGTAAGCCCAACATACTCAGATGAAGATATACTGCATCTGTCACCATAGTAAATAGAATACAAGCAACCGCTCCCTCTGGAGATGTTACCGACGAGCTTGACGGCTATAGAATATGTTGAGTCCACTTCATTTCTTGCAACTGATATGCAGACTGGTGCCAGGCATGACTGGAATACATTGTCTGATATGGTCCCACTTTGGCACCCTGAAGCCCTGAGAATGCTTAGTGGATTCTCCTGTGATACAACGCCACCAGATGCAGGGGCGGTTGTTCCTCCACATGTATGGAATATATTAGCGTTAAAACTAAACCCATTGGCACCGTTAACTATTACAGGTCTAATTATCCCATTAAAAAAGTTTCCATCCAACTTCAGTGTTGTCTGTGTTTGTGAGTAAGGAAGAATGTAAATCCCGTAATACCAGTCGGTAGTATTTCCCCCATAAATGTTATTATTGACTATACTTAAGCGATCATACCCACCCTTCCAGCTAATTGGTATTCTGCACCTTATAAATGTATTGTTTGATATTTGCGTATTAATGGTAACATGACTTGTACTGTCATCAGCCAAAATCCCTGAATCACTATCTTCAATGTAATTATTAACTATTCGTATATTTCTGTTGCCAGTATTATGAATGGAAATCCCACAGTATGCCGAGTTCCTAACCGTGCATCCATCAATCAGGCAGTCATAACCGTATGACCATCCTGCTGTCCCTGCTGCGTCATAGGATATAGGCAAAATATTTCCTGCGGAATCGCTAGCTTCTGAAGCATTAGGATAACTTGCAACATCGATCTGAAAAGCAGCGCTGTTGGTTCCTTCTGACCAGCAGTTAATTACTTTCCAATACTGGCACCCAGCCCCATCCCATAAATGCCAGTGGAGATATTTGCTTCCAACATTAAACAGGGTTATGTGCCTTGCCCTGTTAGCTCCAATTCCGTTTCCTCGACCAACAGGCCCGCTAACCACTAAATTCATGAAAATGACACGCTCAGTAAATGCGGCATATGATTGGAAGGTCGCAGGCTGAAGTGCAGAGCCGTTCGTAGTATTGCTATCGTGAAATAAACAGGCTCCCTGCCCATCAACAACCAAATTGCTTCCATATAGCGTGGTATAAGTAGTTCGATACGTTTTCCCGGGTGAGAACACGATCTTGCCGCCACCAGCTGCAATGGCAGCCTGGAAGCATGCGTAAATTGCTGCAGTATCATCGGTCCCGTTACCCACAGTTCCGTTACTATCACCCTTAGCTCCACCAGCAAATTGCGGGTCATCAACACTAAAAACGCGTGAATGCACGGAAAGAATACTGTTGAGCTCCTGCTGAACAGTCTTTCCATCAGAGTGTTTGATTAACGATGTGCCTGGCAATGATGAACTATAGAGTTGGCCGCGTAGTGTGGCATCACCTACCGACAGCCATGCACCAACACCAATGCCGCCAGTTGAAGTTGGTGTAGAGCCAGGAGGTACCACCTTGCCACTCACAGGAAAAGCCCCACCCCAGCGATAATACTCGCCAGTTGCCTCAAGGCGAAGAACCTCATTAGGCAAGGTGAGGATCGCACCATCTTCGAAACTATCAATTGTGATGTAGCCGAAGGCGGCCATTGTCTGCTGGGCTAACCAACGAAGACCTTCGATTGTATAGTGCTCACCACCAAAGCGGTCTGTGTATTTCAAACCTGATGAGGTTACGAACTCGTCAATTTTCCCGGCATTAAACTTCAGATCGCGCGGTGATTCGCTTGGTACAGGCTGGTTTGTAGGTTGCGTAGCCATATTGATTCCATAAAAAAACCCGGCGCAGTGGCCGGGTCAGGTTGGTCGGGGACGGTTCTTATTGGTAGATGGCGTCGCTGTACTCCGCGACCGTCAGTGAAACCGTATTATCTGTGTTCGGTTTGATGCTGTTGACCGTCCATAGCTGACTGTCCAGTTCCTCCACTGTCGCAATGAGATAGCGCGACGGGAGCTGCACAGTGTCTCCGTTCCATATATTGAGCTGAATGTCTGGTAGTGCCGCGGTGAAGCCGTACTTCGTGTCGCTGCGGGCCGTCGCCGGATAGCGCAGCGTCGGATTACCCAGGCTGTCGGTCACCAGCACGTACATTGAACCGGTAAACGCGATCGGCTCGCTTGTATCGAAGTTATTCCCGGCGCGGCCGGTGATGTACCCCTGCTGCTGGTTGCTGTCGTAGATGTCAGGCATCTGAATGACGCTGCCAACCTGGATAATGCCGTCTTCGAACACTTTGGCGTTCATCTTCACCCGGGAGTAGATGAGGCGCTTGGTTTCGCGTAATGCGCGCTCACGCGCCTGATACTCGTTACGGAAGCCGACTATCTCCAACTTATTGGGGTTCTCCGCTTCCTGTTCAACGATAGTGCCGTTCAGCACGCGGTAGTTGATGTACGTCTTATTGTTCGTGGTTGGGTGAACATAGGACACCTGCACACCGTCGTAGCCGCCAGGAAGAGTGGCCTCGTACGTCATTTTGTACTCGTCCGTCTTCATGTTGGCCCGGTTGAATACGGCCGCCGGGTAATCAACTTTCTGATCCCTGGTAAAGGTCAGCACGCCGTCATCCCAGTACGCCACCACTGACGCCGCATTGCAGATCGCCTGCACGCGGTCGCCCAGCGAGTCGTTCTCGTCATCAAACGTGTAGTCGAAATAACCCAGGCGCTCATCAGGCAGGCTTTCAGCAATCGAGTACAGCCCGTACAGGTCAATGCTGCTGACCGGCTGCCCACCCATAATCAGCCAGGTGTGTGCTACTGCATCAGCGAACGAACGCGAAGGACGCAGCGTGTAATCCACCGTCTGCGTGTCCAGGTCGTATGTGATGGTATGACGCGTCACCAGGGCGTTGTATTTGCGGTCACGGCTTCCGAGGGCGTTCTCTGTCGCCCTTACCTTCACGCGCACCAGCGTATCGGTTGGATGCACTACGTTGGTTCTGACGTTGACCGAGTGGATCTCCTCAACCTTCAGGATAGAAGCATCACTTGAGTTATCTGTGCGCTGGAAGTTAATGGCGTACTTGCCGAAACCGCCGGTCGGCGTCAGCTTGTCAGTGCGATAAAACACTTCGCTGGATGATTTGTGCGGCGTCCCCTGGTGATACGTGAACGTCTGCTGAGTACCCGGCACCTGGTTGTAGTCATCGTCAATCTTCCAGATCGTGACCTTCCAGTCGGCTGACTTTTTGCCGCCCACTTGCACCTGAGTGTGCAGCCACAACTGAGAAGACTCGACCGGCGAGAAGAACGGGCCTACCACGAGCGCTTCGTTATCGTTGAGGATGAATTTCGTCGTGTTGATTGTCGCCGTTGCCGGCACGTCAGGAGGGCCAATCAGATCCCCCATCGTGAATGTGTACCACCGGACCGGGTTAACAACCGCGCCGTCGTTAGTTTCGACAGCTGAAATCAGCGTACCGGAGAAATCGACATCCTGCGTGACATTTCCGGTTGGCGTGCTGTAGGTGACGTTAATCGTGAATGTAACCGCATGCGGAAGGACGAGGCCCATGAAGTAATCAAACTCAGCCTGCTTGATGATTTTTACTGCAATCTGCCCGCCGGAGTAAGTTCCGCTCACAACCGTATTGGCGGTGGCTGTCTCGATCGGGAAATTGTCCGATTCGTTTTGGCCAGGCACTTCCTGCCCGTCGACGTCGTCGAACCCGTAGCCTTCGTTGATGGTGGGGATCACTTCGCCAGGCTGGTAAAACTGAAACTCTGCACCGGCCATGCTTCCGAGGCTGGACTCTGAATAACGCACAGATTCGTAATCGTATTTGCCGATCCCGATGCACATCCATTCAGTAACGTATTTCAGGCCGCCATCCGTGTCGCTCTGGCGCACATATTCGAACAAAGATTCCTGAATCAGGTCCGGGAACGAGCGGATTTGCCCGTAAATGTCCGGTTTTGCTTTATAGACGCGCGCAGTATTCGTCTGGCCGGTCAGGCTATTGTTTGGCGAGTCAATCGTGTTGCCGCCGGTATTAGCGATCGCCGGTTTGGGAGCAAGGAACGAGAAGACCGCGCCGACAACTTTGAAAATCGGGCTGAGAATGTCGCCAATGATACCCTTCGGCTGGTCGAATATCTGGATGGTGTCCAGTTCGCATAGCTCAAACGCCAGTTCATCATCTTCGCTCAGCTTTACGCCATTGCGGACGATCAGCAGGTCGCGGTGGAAAGTAGCGTCATTGGCCTCCAGCCAGTCATAAAAAAGGGTGCCGTTTGGCACCCTGTAGCGTTCTTTTGGCGTTCCCGGGAAACGCTGGAGTTCAATCAACGCCATAAGAAAAATACTCCACTTTGGTGAATGCCCGCTGAATAACCAGCAACGAGTCCATGCGCACGCTTCCGTTCTCGCCGCGCGAGTGCAACGCCTGTCGGTTCAGCACCAGGCCAACGTGTGCCGGTTGCGCGCCGCGGTACCCGACGAATATCCCGCCTTCGATCGGTTTATCGACCTGGCGCCAGAAGACGACGTCACCCTGATAGCAGGTGAAGAAGTCCTCACCGGCTTCGTAGTCCGGTGTCTGGTGCAGCTCAATGCTGAGGACATGGCGGTAATACAGCACAACCAGCCCCCAGCAATCAGTCTTTTCGAATGAGCAGGCGCGGTTAGACCACGGCACGCCGATCACCTTGCGAACAAAATCAGAGGTATTCATGTGCCGTGCCTGCCAGTTACATCGCCGCTTCTCACTTCAGCAATAATTCTCGCCTCACAAGCTGAAGGGAAGTCAGGAAACCAACCAAGATGAGCATTTGCCAATCTTGCGCGCCACTCATTCCTTCTCTTCAAGAAATCCACGCCAGTAACACCTGATGTATTACCAGTTAGTTTTCTTTTATTCCTTGAGTTGACAGCTCTGCTAACCGCCCTGAGGTTATCTATGTTGTTATTTTTTTTATCACCATCAATATGATCAATTTCATGACCGTTAGGTATTTCACCATGGTGCATCTCATAAATAATCCTATGAACAAGCAATTGCTTTCCATCAACGATTACAGAGAGATATCCTTGTGTAGTAGTCTTGTTTGGTGACCTTCCGTATCTGACACCACTCCTTCTTATATTCCAATATATCTTTCCATCATCATATCTGAAAAGTTCATGCCAATTCATATAGAGACCTCAACCAGAAGATACAAATATATTTAATAAGAGCAAGAGAAGTAGCGCGCCTAATAATTATACCACTTCATAAATATTGAAGCCCAGTATATTCGCGGGGGTCGTATAATTTCCCAATATTATTATTGAGTGGATTTGTAACAGAAAGGGTTACCGACGCTGAGTCTGCGTCGATGTCCACCGTCTTGACGTATAACTGCCACGACTTAATCGGCACCGACACATCGCCGCTGTCGAAGATCTGCCGGGTGGCCGTGATGGCCGTCAGACGGGCTGCACCCTTCCACTGTTTCATCAGCGCTTTGATATCCGACGACAGCCGCCCTAACTTCACCGTCGCGTCAATCACCGGCGTGCCGCTCTGCTGACTCTCTTCTATTTCAAAGCGCGCTGGCGTGTATGTCTGGCCGCCAAGTGTCTTCGGGAAGAACTGCTTATCGACCAGGCGGACGTAACCAAAGGATGGGTGGTAGAACGTGATGGTGTCGTACAGCCCGCGCGTCGGGCGCTGCTGCTTATAAACTCTGAAGGTAGGCATTACGGCACTCTCGGTAAAGATTCCGGGTCGCGCCCGTCAGGATAACCAGTAACAACGATATCTAGCCACGAATCCCACGGCGGCGGAAGTTCAACAATGATGTCGTCAAACTCGTCGTCAGCGTTGTAGAGGTGGTTTGCGATAACAGTTCCCGTCCAGGTCACCACCCCGCCGTCGATACTGGTTTGCACCGGCATCTGCGTGAAGTGAAGTTCCTGCAACTGCAGGCCACTGCCGCCAAGGTTGATATTCATCCGGAACCAGTTAAGGCCGCGGTTGAGATAGTTAGGGCTGCGCAGCCACTGCTGAAAAGCGCGCTCCTGGTCAAGAGTGAAGATCCACGTCAGGGACCATGTCACTTTCAGGTCGTCAGTAAGGCTCTGGAAGATAGCCGGGCCGACCGCTGGCTGATCGGTCTGGAACCCGGTATCGAGCGTCATGTTTTTGCTGGCCTTCTGCGCCAGCGGCAGCCAGTCGGGATAGTCGATAATTGGCATCTAAACTCCAGGCATTAAAAAACCCGCCGAAGCGGGTTTAATCTATGGCAGTTGGTCGTCTCGGAGCTTCAAAAATTTTAATGTTAAATTCTTGAATAGAGCCGTTACTCTTAAACTCAAGTGTCTCACCTGCAGGAATAACACCGGCAATGTAAGTGCCATCTGTTAGCAAAAACTCAAAATTAACAGCCCGGTTAGCTGAGTATTTGACAACCTTCCCGCTTTCAAGTGGCATGCTTTTTGACTCGCCCGGCAAAATACTATCCATGTTCCCTCTCAATTTTGACCACGTGGAGTTCTTTTGGCATTGAAATTACTTGTTATGCCCTGAGAAATTGGACCACCATTATTTAGATCAGCAATGATGGCATCCACGGTTATTGTACCATCTCCACTACTCGTAGCCTGAGCATCAAATGTGGCTCCCGTCATATTCTGAACGTTGATTATGACGTTCACACCTCCGCCAGCATTCATCTCCTTATTGCTGATAACCTTGCCATTGTCGCCCGGTATCATGTACTGCTTACCGGTACTGGCCTGGTAAATCTCAGGTTTCCCTCGCTCACCGACCTGATAAAGACCTCCTGCATTCACCGGGCCGCCATTGTAACGCATACCGGTTAAAGCAAGGCCCTGTGCCAGGCCTATCGTTGAAGCAATTCCTGTCATGGCAGGAACTGAGTTACCACCAAAAGAAGCAAGGCTAGCAAAGGCTGCTGCCGGAGCCCATGCTTTAGCCAGAAATACAGCCTCCGTCGCACTGGCAGCAGTAGCCGCTGCGCCCAATGTCTGCCCTATAATGAAGTTTTTGAGGGCCTCAACACCAACCTGGACTAGCGCATTGACCACGCTGTTCAGCATCGTATTCCCGAGTGAACGCATAGCATCCTGCGCTGACATCGTTCCGGTGATCAGCCCGGTTAACGCATTGGATGCATTACCTGAAAACGCATCCACCGCGCTTGTCAGCATTTCATAACCAAGACCTTTCTGACTGAGCAATTGCCACTGAGCGGCTGTCATCTGCTCATTGAACTGGTTTTCCTGCGCAGTCTTTAAGGCAAGGTACTGGGCATCGGTAGCTGCCTTTGCAGCAACGAACTGATCGTAATTTATTTTCCCTTTTTGGTAACTTTGCTGGAGTATCGCCTGTTCCTGCTGCTGATATTGCTGCAGCAGGGCTAACTTCTGGTTATTTTCATTCACCAGTTGCTGTACCGGGTCAACTTCTGCTCGGGCAGAAGCTACCGGATTGACTGCGGCCTGGGCGTTAATCTTGGCGAGGTTATTCTGGTGCTCGAGCGCCATTTTCTCCGTGGCAGCGTTATACTCCTTGAGATCTATTTTCCCAGCGTTCAGTGCGGCCTTCAGATTTTGCATGGATTCGGCGTAGGATTTATTCTCCGCCTGCAAAGGCATTGCCTTAAGTGCTTCCGTAACCCCTTTGGCTGCCGCTGATGCATCCCATGCTTTTGCTGCATATTCACCGGCCTTTTTAATTTGCTCCTGGGTTGCAGAATTACCCAGTGACTGCTGAGCACGTAATATGGCCTGCTCTCTGCTTAGCTCCTCCGTTGAATCAGCTGCCAATTCTGACTGCTGCTTCAGATTCGCCAGCTTCTGAGCAACAGATTCAGCAGAAGACGCTGATTTCTTCCCCTGCCGCTCACTCTCTTGTTGAGATTTTTTTCTGGCTTCTTCTGACTTCTCTAAATCATAATTTTCAGCAGCCAGCCTGCCAGCTGCAGAGATTTGATTCTGATTGTCAGTGACCTTGGCAGCCTGCATCCTGGCTTTGGCTATCGCCCGCTCTCTCTCGTCCTGAATTTTAAGTAATTCATTCTGCTCTTCCAGAGTAGCGATAACTTTATCGCCCTCCTTGGTCGCGGGAGATATCTGCAGCGCTTTGTGGTCGAAGCTTTTTCCGGCCTGATTGGCTCGGTTTATTTCATCAGCCGTCTCCCCAAAGGCTTTCGCTACCGCACCCTGAACTTGCTCAAGAGACCAGGATTTTTCGATGAGTTGATCATGAACGCCCATCGCCGTAAGCATGTTGTTCGTGAGTGTGCGAGTCGCCTCAGACGCGGTTTCTTCTGTCCGGGATAATTTATCCTTTGCGGCCTCAAGATCTCGCGTCTTGCGAGCCAGTTCATCAGACACCTCCGCCTGTTGACGGGCGAAATCCGCACCTTGCCCCATAGATTCAGCAACTTCCTGCGCTGCCGGGGTAAAGTTCTGATATCTGTCTCTCAGCGAGTCAACTTCACTCTGCAGATCTGCTACATCCTCTTTCTGAGCTCGAATAGAATTATTGGCATCTGCAATAGCCCCACGCAGCTGCGTGTTCGACATTGCATTCATGGCGGCGTTGAGCTTATCCAGACCATCGGCGAAGGCGATAGCCTCCTCTTTTGCCTGTTGAGCTTTCTGCCAGAAATAGAAGATCGCTCCGGCAGCAAGCATAGCCGCACCAGCTGGACCCCCTATAAGAGCAAGTGCACCACGGGCCATTCCGATACCAATTGACGCTGCACGAGCAGCGGTCGCTGCGCGGGCAGATGCTGCAGCCTGGGCAGTTTCAGCCTCGGCAAGAGCAAGAGATGCGGTAGTAGCACGAGTTTTTGCGGCCACAAGAGCATCCATTGCCAGCATCTCTGCAGCGCTACCTTTTGCCACGTTATATTCAGCCTGGGCCAGCGCGAGAGACGAAAGAGCAGCCTCTTTATCAGCCAGAGCCTTACGCTGAGCAGAATTAGCAGCAACCAAAGCTGCTTGTGCCGCCTGACTCTCTGCAACAGCCTGCTGACGGGATGCTGCGATATCAGCGATTTTCGCTGAGGTAGCCATGGTCAGCGCACCGACATACCGCGCACCCATTACGCCGGCAACAATCGTGAGCGTAGTGCTGAGAACGTCCAGGTTTTCACTGAGAGAAATGACTGAATCACTGAATATTTTGACGCCAGTTTTTACAGTGGCATTCTCGCCAAAGAACTTCGTGATGTTGTTGTTGGCAATTTCAAGAGACTGGCTGATCGTGGCAGTAGTTTTAGCGAACTCCTGTCCAATTTTATCGCCCTGAGAAAGCAACCCATTCACGATCACATCAGTGGTTAACTTGCCCTCTGCAGCCATGTTTCTGAGCGCCCCAATGCTGACATTCATCGAGTCAGCAAGAGCAATCATGAGCCGGTTACCCTGCTCGTTCACAGAGTTAAATTCATCACCTCTTAAAGCTCCGGACGCCAGCCCCTGAGCAAGCTGAATGATTGCGTTGCTTGCCTCCTCGGCTGTTGACCCTGAGACCACGAAGCCCTGGTTAATAATGGTTGTCAACCTGGTAATGTCCTCAACACTGACACCATAACTCCGTGTTGATCGCTCGAGACGTGCATAGAGAGTGGCCGTGGCATCGAGACCTGAACGAGTCTTTTGAGAGATGTCAAAAACACGCTCTGTGACATCAGCCAGGGTCTCAAAAGGCGGTACGGAATCCCTGACGGCGTTTGCCAGTTTATTACTCAGGTCCTGCCATGCCTGGGCGTATGCGCCGACCTGCTGGACAGAAAGAGCGGCAATGAGCGCTTTCGCGACGCCAGTTAAGCTGGACATAGTGCCTTCAATCGAAGACAGGGATCGTTCAGTGCGGTTTAACCCCGCCTCAAGACGACCCATGCTACCGTTAAGACCATTTAACGCGGCATCGATATCCCGGCGTCCCTGAAGGATCCCGGCGGTGTCCATGTCAACTTCATAAACAATCGTTCCAGCGCTGACAGTACCAGCCATAATCTAATCTCCGGGCAATAAAAAACCCCGCCGTAGAGGGGTTGTTTTGGTGTGTTCTTTTTTACTTGGCCCGTTCCGCCAGGGCTAATCGCTTCGCTTTCTTCGCCATGTAATCATCGGCGATCGCATCGTACTCATCGCGAGTGAAGCCTTTCTGCTCTGGGTATTTTGCCGACAGAAGCATCTGAAATTCGGTCATCGTTAATTGAGAGGCTTCTTCGCGGATCATGCCAAAATGAGTACGCGCCGCGCTGATGTAGTCGAAGGCTTTAAATTCGTTTGTTCTCGCACCTGTTTCGTGGCGCTGCAGCTGGCGGACCTTAGCTTTGCCGACGACACCATGCTGCATAAGGTGCTGCGCCAGCACGATGATGTCGTTCTTCGGCATCTGTCCCGGTCGGTATACGACGCAATGCCGCCATCCCTTCCATTCGCCGATCATAGGCGTCAGGTCTTCCTCGCAGCACGCCTGAAGCACCAACATGCACGTTGATAAAAGCTTCTCAGCAGCGCGGTTGAATGATGGAGATAGCCATTCAGGAAATCCTCCCAGCGTGCCAGCGCAAACCTCAATTAGCTGAGCGACATCATTGCCGTGTATGGTGGCGTACGCCTGCACAATCTCTTCCGGAGTGCCGATCCTCGTCATAGCCTCGAATGAAGGCCGTAGCAGGTAATCTTTCCCGCCTTCGCGGCTGTCGCTGATGGAGAGTTCGCCAATATCGGTTAAAGCGGTCATAAGCCTTCCAGTAAACGGTCATTATCAAGGGCAGCACGCCGCCCTTTGTAATGTCCGTTAGGAAACGGTAACCGTATGCACGGCCACAAAATTGCCGTCTACAGTGTTGATGATGATCTGCGCGCTGCCGGTGGCGACACGCGTCACGGTAACGGTGTTGCCGGATGCGGTAGCCGTTGCCTTTGTCGCATCGGTAGTCGCTACAGTGAAGTCTTTGTTGGTTGCGCCTGTTGGTGCGATATTCACCGTGAAGGTACTGGTGCCGCCTGCAGCGCCAGTGCTGGTTGTCGGCGTTACCGTCACGCCAGTCACGGCAACCGCAGTGATTTCGTTCACTTCGATGGTGCTTGCGTCGCCGACTTTGAACTCGGTTGAGAACGTGACAATGTCGTTGGTACCACCGTCTGAACTCAGAGCCGTAATGTTCATGTAGCCGATGAATTCTACCGGACCGTAGTCCATGCGCACCCAGATACCAGGCTGGCGCTTAGCCTTCAGCTCATCAGCGAAATACTTGATGAACTTGCCAACACCGTACTGGTCCAGTTTGTCCTTCTTGCGCACTTCACCTTCAAAGCTCAGAGTGAAGTCACTGTTGGTGATGATGGTCTCGACATAGCCGCCGCCGTCATCCGCATCAGAGGTAACCGAGTTCGGGTTGAAGTCGAAGCCTTTCGACGTACCAGCAGCCAGCGCCTTCCACTCAGATTCAAGTGGCTTGACGTCCGGGCAGCCATCGGCGACTTCCAGCACGACCGCACCGCCGAACAGGCGCTCGTTCGAGTTCTGGCAATTAGCCATGTGAAACTCCTCTTTGACGTATAAAAGAAAACCCGCCGGAGCGGGTTATTTGGTTGGGATGGCTATTCGCCGTAAGTGCAGGCGAACTGGAGTCGGAAGACTATTCGCCCTTCTTCTGTGAGCACCGGCGCGGGAATTGCGCCCATGTTCTGGATGTAGCCGACACACTCGTCAGCCATGGGGTTGGCCTGGACGTAATCGACGATGCGCTGTACGGCATTGAGTGCGTCTTTGCGCTTATCTTTTGCGCCTACTACGTCGACCAGGACGTGATACTCAGAGCCGAGGTCTGTACGGATATTCGAGCCGCCGTTTGGCCTGAACACCATGATCGCCTTCGACATGTCACCTGGGTCATCAAACATCAGCTGTTGCACCGTGAAACCGGTCGTTAGACCGGCGTCGCCGAACATATTTCGCACCCGTTCGTGCATCATGGGTGTCATAGTGAAAGCTCCTTACGCACAACATCATCGATGGCAGATCGCTCCTCTTCAAACCCAAGAGTGAGGAATTCCTTTTTAGCAGTTGAGCGACGGAACCTCTGCGGGTTGGCCGGGTCATGAACATAAACGGCATAGTTGGTCGAGTAACCTACCCTGCCTGTAATTACCGCTCCGTCAGTTACGATTTCGCGAAACTGGCTATTTAAAAGTGCTGAGGTATCGATCGGCGTGTAAAGTGCCGCTCTAGCAGCCCCAAGAATCATCGCCGACTGGAGTGCGCGAATGACTTTTCTACCCTGAATATCATTCAGAATTCGGTCAATATTGCGCTCAACACGTGCAGTGCCACGCACTTTGATGCCCATGGCTACACTCCCGTAATTATCGCCCAGTCATCTTCCAGACCGTCGAGAGTGTCGTTCCAGAGCGTCACGTGGCGAACCTCATCGGCACCTGCCACGACCGGGTCTGTTTCTGTGCTGACGCCAATCAGGATGTAATCGCCCTCATCGGCCAGTGCGTAAGCCGTGAAAAAGGTGTTTTTGACCACAACCTCTTTACCGATTGACCCGAGCTTTGCAGACAGGCCGCCGATGTAGTCACACATGATGGTTTCAGGTGGTTCGTATGGGTCGACAGGATCGCCCCACTCGTCATTACCGCCCGCTCCCTTACGCCATATCGTGCACGGCTTGTTGTATGACCATGAAGCAGTAGACGACATCAACCCTCCTTCCAGCGCAGCACCTTCGCGCCAGTCGCCCGGATGCGCGGGCAGTTGATGTGCCACTCCCCGTCCGATTTCACGTAACCGGTAGTCTCCCGCCCGGTGTCGGTCATCACCCATACGCGAGTGAAGGAACGGGGCAACCCGTGCTTAACTGATTTGTACGTCATCACTTATCCCCGCACATGCAGCCGCCCTTACCGATCCAGATACCAGCGAATGCCGGGGTGGCGGTAGGGTCGGCAGGAATAAGGGAGGTTGCACAACCGTACTTATCCAGCCCCCGCAACAGGTTCACTGATGCTTTCCAGCGGTCGGTGAACGACTGGTACCGGAAAGAGCGGGACGCCCCGCTTGGAGCCGTCTGGCTGGAGATGTATTTGTCCCCCTGCCCGAGCCCCATAAGCGCCAGCAGATAGAGCTGAATCAACAGCGAGGTCGATGCCGGATAATGCGCATCGAGACACTCCTGAATGCTGTTGGCCTGGTCGACGAGAGCCTGAAGAACAAAATCGGGAATGGTAATTCCCTGGCTCTCCAGATACTCCTTCGCCTGTTCGAGAGTTACCATTATCGACTCCGTGAAATACCCCGCCGGAGCGGGGCATAAAAAAACCGCCTTAGCGGCGGCTGTTATTCAGCAGGGAAAAGCTTTTCGAGCTCACCGTCAGGCAACAGCTCACTGAGCTTTTCTTCGCCCAGATTGCCTTTGAACTCGATGCCCAGCTCAGTCAAACGAGCCTGGATAGCCTCTTTGCGTGATTTCTCACCGGTACCGGCATCAGGTGTTGCAGGTTTCAGCTCGCCACCAGCCTCGCCTTTCATCAGCCGGACGTTAGACTTCAGCGCCGGGTGAAGCTCTTTCAACTCCACCACGTCGCCAATCTTCACGCCGAACCATGGGCGCACAACTTCGTATTTAGCCATGCTGTTTCCTTACGCCAGGTTAGCGCCGTAGACAACGCCAGACAGGCCCTGATCGTCTGCGGTTATTTGCAGACCTTCAGCAGACATAATCTGGAAGTTGTAGTTAACGTTAGGCAGTGGGCGCGGCAGCGGAACAACGCCGACAGCCATACCAACCAGTGGGGAGATCACGTCACGACGACGAACGTACGCGATAAACTCGTTACCACTCAGTGCGAAGCTCATGCGGATTTCTTTCACCGGCGCGAAAGGCAGAACAGCCTGCAACACAGTGCCGCTTACGACGCCATTCACCACGTACGGCTGCGCCAGGTTTGCCCAGATTTCCGGGGAAACCCACATCACATCGTAGGCGGCGACTTTGTTCGTGCGTGCGGTGGTGCCGAATGCGCCTTTACCGAAGAATGCAAAGATCGCGGTCATGTCAGCGGTTGTCAGGTCGATGTTCGCACCACCAGCACCAGAACCGAGGTTAATCTTCTTGGTGTTGCGGTGGTTCTTGATGCCCTGCGCCGGGTAGGACTGAACCTGAATTTTTGAATCGCCGTTCAGGTAGTAGTTAACGCGCTTCTGGTTGAACTTGCGCATCTTCGCCATCTGCGAGTCCAGCACCAAGTCAATGCCAACAGAGTTCAGACCAGCAGCATGACGCCAGTTAACACCGTAACCAGCAGTGAACACCGGAATCGGGTCACCGTCGCTCGCGTAGTCGGTGTGATCGAAGGAGAACGGCGCCTGACCATCGATGCTTACTGACACGTCGTCAGCGATGTCGCCAACGACGTTATACAGCTTGGCGGTTTTACCGACCGGCAGCACGGTCTGAACGCCGATCAGGTCGTTCACGATTTCCATGCCAACTTCCTGATCGCGCAGTTGCAGCACCTGATTGTCAATCTCAGCCCAGAAGTCACGGGAGAAACCGCCAACGGCGTTACATGCCAGCATGTCAGGCGTCATGATTGCGCGGTTAGCCGCGATGATGGAATCGTTCTGAAGGTTCCACATGTTGCGGTTTGCCCACAGTTCGCTCCAGTGCCCGCCGAGGCGGGAGTTAGTCGCCAGCGTCTCTTTAGAGAAGTACATATGTGTTTGTCCTTTTGTTACGCGCCAGCTGCGGCGACAGTGCCAACGCGCATACGCACGCGAATGAAGTCAGTGGTGCTGGCCGCGATGGTGTATTCATCCTGGCTGTAGCCGATCACTGAATCAGTATCATCGGTTGCCAGGGTAAACTGACCGGCAGTACCCAGCTTGATCGGACTGTCTTTCTTATACGCACCAGGCAGGCAGCGCAGCGCCAGCTCACGACCTTCTTCGACGTAGTTGCCGACAGCAGAATCACCGGCAGGGATTGATTCAGTGATGGTCAGGCCCTGGTGGTAACCAACATCGATGATGTACAGGCGACCGGTTAGCGCGGTGGCCTGAGCGAATTTATCGGATGAGTTGATAGTTGCCGCAGTACCGGGAAGCAGCGCGGCGGCCGTAGTGCGGGTTTCGGTCTTGTACAGAGACTGACCGTCGATATTAACGCGACGATAACGTGGCATTATTCCGGCTCCTTACTTGAAGTGTTCGTCTGCGGCTGGTGCGCCGGTTTCTTTGTGCTGCTGAGCATTGTTGGTGCCCAGCGGCGCAGCTTCGCCCAGCGACTTGAACATCGCGTCCAGAGCTTCGCCTGACAGAGCGTTCGCGACGATATCGCCATGGGCCTTCGCAACCGCTTCGCGCTTTGCTTTCTCTTCGGCACGGGAGTTCGCGGTCAGGGTTTCCGCGAGTTGCTTCTGATTGGCCTGCAGCGCATCAACCTTTTCCGCGAGAGGCTTAATAGCCGCTTCAGTATTGGTCGCAACAGCCTGGCCGATCATGCTGCCGATTTGTTCCAGTTCTTCTTTGGTTAAAGGCATGTCGCCCTCCGTTTTGTGGTTTGGTGCAGGCTGTTCCTGCGGTGTGAATAGAGCTTTGAATTTGTTAGCGACGACTGCCACCCACGACTCCTGGCGCGCTACTGCGGTGCCGGTATCGTCGATAGCGATCTTCCCGCCATCAGCGGAATAGCCGTAAACCTGCGCATCGCCGCCATTTCGCACGATAACTACCTGCGAATCAGTGAAGTCAGCAACCCAGGCATATTCATCCGCGCCCGCCGCAAACTTCGCTTTGGCTGCGCGATCAAGACGCTGTTCGCGCTCCCGGTAGGATTCACCCACCAGCGCGCCGGAGTTCGCTTTAAGCGGCTGCGCCAGATCGGCGTTTACCATCAGGCCAACGCCCTGCTCAGGGGTGGCGGCTCCGACTTCGTGCAGCAGGATCGCGTCGTGATCCATGCTGTAAATCTTCGCAACCCACTCAGCGCCAGTGGCCCGTTGCTGTTCGTTTGGTTCAAGCTGGTCGAGGAAAGCAGCGACGCTGGTGTGAATCGGCGGAACGTTTTCACCGCGCTCAATGGCAGCGACACGCTCAAGCAGTTCCCTGCCACCTTCCGACTCGCTGGCACGGGCCACATCAACCCACTTTTCGAGGTAGATACGATTACCGGACTTCTTAACGTTGCGGTTCCACGCGCCGATATGGCCTGCGTTAATCCCCTCAGGAGAGAAAGCAGACACGAACTGACCGTTAACCTGAGGGTGACCCAGCGGCGCCAGGGTACCTTCCAGCCCCTTATAGTGGGCGTCGATTTGCTCTTGCGTGTACAAGCCGCCATTCATGACGACGTTAGCTGGAAGTGTGTAGCTCGGCAGCACCAGGTGCTCACGCCCGTTGTATGTTTCGCGCCGGATAGACTGGCTGTTCACCTTTGTGGTGATGTTGACCTGAATATGCTCACCATGTTTCGGTGCCTGGATTGGACGCTGTGCTTCGTGGTTTACCTGGAATTTCATGAGTTATTTCTCCGCCCAGGCGTAACCGCTCGCCTGCATCGATTTATATTCCTGTTTGAGTTTCGTGATGGTGTCCGGGTATTCCGGCTTGCCGTCCGCATCCACCAGCACCGACTGCTGGCTGCATTTGCAGTTGATGGAGTTGCCATCTTTGCTGTACCAGTCACGCACCTCTTCGTTGGTGTAGAGGTGGGCATGGCGCACTGCGTGGGTATGTCGCGTTGTCGGCGACAGAGCCGAGATGTGAACCAGCAGAGTTTTCAGGCCGAAGAGGTCATTCGCCTCCTGGTCTTCATCCCACTTGGCCCGGCGCAGCGCGGTAGTCACTTCAGTGCGCGCTATCCGGTTCGCCCGGCGCTTCTCGATGCCGGTCTGTTCTGTGAGGTTGCGGGCAATGTCCAGCGGATTGAGACCACGCCCCACACCATCAGTCAGCACGCGCGCCATGTCGCGCTTAACGTCAGCCGTCAGCCCCTTCATTTCCTCAAACACACGGGCATGCACCAGCGCCATGCGTTGCTGGTAAGGGTCGCTTGCGAGGATGGAGGCCAGCGACTCACGACCGGCGGCGTACACCGGCGACTGCTGGCTGAGGTTGTAGAATGACTGCCCGGTCCCCTTCTCCGAAGCCAGATCGATGTACTCGTAAAACCACAGGTCATAATCGCCACCTTCAAGCAGCACCTGATCCACCAGGTAACTGGCATCGTTCAGGATGATGGAGAGTAGCGTTGGGTTTAACTGGTATTCGTATCTGGCGTTTACTGCGAGGGAGGAAGGTATTTTGTCGAGTGCTGATTTGTACGCCTTGCCAATCTTTTTCATCCGCCTGGCGAAGTCTTTCATTGTCCGTCGTTCCAGCGCATCGGCTCCGGTAGGATCCTGATAGTTACGCGGTAGAATTGGTGGCTTCGTCTTGTTCGTCGCCATCCTCTTCTCCTAACGGCTCTTCGTCGTCATTGTCATAACCCGCAGCTGTACGAATCTCTTCACGGCTGAACGCTGGCTCTTCGCCGCTGCCCTGCATGGTCTGGTTAATTTCGCCCATGGTCTTGGCGTTAGTGAGCTTCTCAGTACCGGTCTGTTCGTTAAGGTCATCCCAGATAACAGCCTTCTGGCTGACTGAGTCTACGATTTGTAGATCGATAAGCTTGTCGCAGAAGTCCTCTATTTCGAAAGAGAGGTCTACGCGTCGCGACTGACAACGAGCATTAAAGTATTTCTGGTCTTCGGTGCTGGAGCGCTCGGCCTGCTGATTACCAACCAGAATGCGCGTCGGGATATCAACACCGGCGGCAGCCGTTTGCAGGTTGACGTTATAGGTCGCTGAAGGATCAGCTACAGCAGTCACCAGCGGTGTGACCGTGGCCCCTTGGGTTGTCATCAAAACATCGTTGCCACGGTTCATTTCCCCGGCAACTTCGTTAAACTTATCCTGCAACTCGTCAATGCTCACGCCATAAAGTGACGCAAGATTGTTGAAGTCGATTTCCTTCTCAAAGTTGACATTAAGCTGGCGCGCGGCGTTCTTCAGGAATGACTCGCCGGATCCACCCTCTACCTTCTCCAGGCTTACAAAGGCGTTATAAGCTGGCTCAAGGAAGCCAATAGCATCGTCTGAGTAATCACCAAGGATGAAAACGCGATCGGGGTGGATATTGACGCGGCGACTTGAACCATTCGGCAAGCGTTCGGCGTACTGCCACATTTTCGGCTGGCCGTATGTCTTCGAATTCAGGCCTGTGTCCCACTCGCTCACCATGAGCGATCCTGCCCAAGCCACTGAAACCTTCTGCAACCCGCGCCCTTTAGTAACCGGAAGGTTCCAGTCTTTTTCATCGCGGACGTGCAGAAGGATGCCTGCATAACGACCGACAAGGCGACGACGATCCGCCTCGGCAAATGAGCGCCAGAACCGGTTGTTGAATACCTGCTTTGACTTGTTTTCCCAGGCGGTTTCGTTTTCGCTCTCGTCGGCATCGTCACCCTCGATGATTTCCGGGTTAGTCTGCCAGCATTTGCCCACCAGCTTCTCAACGGCACCGTGAGCGATACCACCGCGACGGTACAGGGCATAAAGGTTTTCGTAGGTTACCTGCTCAGGGAAGCCATACTCGCACCATGCAGAATGGCGCTTATTGTCCAGCCCCATAGTCGGCGCCATCAGTCCCATACGGGCGCGCGCCATCCGCGCATCGTTCAACGCATGGTTGACGGCGAGAGTTAATTTGTCAGTCATGGTTTGTCCGTTTGGTTAGCGAAGGCGTTTCGGAATCATCATCCCAGCCATCTGGCCTTTGCGCTTAATGTGTCCGTCGAGGCTATAGCGAATACCATCCCAGCAGTGCTCATAGCCATCGGCGAGCTTAGGCAACACCTCGCCAGTGATGCGGTCCGTTTTGTACGACCACATGCGGGCCTCTCGCGCTACGTTCTTGCAGCGCGGATGGATAATGATTTCGTCGAATCCGCGAAGATGTGCAATACCGTCCTCAACGCTCCCCTGCCATTTCTCGGCGGCCGAGATGTTGAAGCCCTGCCGCTTGAGATAGCTGATCGTCTCGGGTCGAGCGGAGTCGGCCTTGATGGGCCAGTCACGCGCGCCTGGTATCGTGTCGTACAGCTCAGGCATGTGGTCGAGCTCTGTCTGCTGACCGTATGCCTCGTATTCGATGTAGAGCCGGTTGTGCAGGATGAACGAGCGAACTAGCGTGTTGGGGTCTTTAGCGAAACCGAAGTCCGCGCCGAAGAACAACCGATCAGCCTCTTTCCAGAGGTTATCCGAGAACTCAGCAATCCGGTATTTACCGGCCAGCACCTGCTTATCAGAGTTTTCGAGGTAAGCCCCCTCCCACACCCATGCGTATGTTGCCGGGTCGAGGCGTCGCTGATCGTTCTGTCTCTCACCTTCCAGCACGTCAGGGAACCACGGGTTATCCGTGTAGTTCATTTCAACGGTGATGCAGTCGTCGCCAGCCTCTTTGCGGAAACGCTTATCCGTGGCGCTACCGTCACGCTCCGGGTTCCACGTCACCCAAATCTCTGATCCCTCTTCACGAACGGTAGGACTCAGCTTCTGCCAGGCAATTTCGCTGACTGATTCAGCCTCGTCCACCCAGCACAATAGAATGCGCGCTTTCGACTTGATGCTGTCGAGGTTATGCCTAAGACCGCAGAACACGTAGTTAACGCTCTTGTCGATGGTGCGGATGTACTTCTCGCCGATATCAAAGTTGGAAGCCAGCCAAGGGACAGACAGGATCGCCTGCTTCACCTCCTGCATACTCGACTCTTCCAACGAGTTCATGAACTCACGGGCGCAGAGCACCACGCCGCTTTCACCGTTCATCATCGACTGATAAGCCTTTACAGCAGTCATCAGGGCGAATGTGCGCGTCTTGGCGCTGCCGCGCCCACCGTGCGAACACCGGTAACGCTTATTCACGGCGGTGAACAGTGGTGCAAGCTTCGCGGGGATCGGCAGTTGAACGGCTTCACTCATGCTTTCGGCTCAACAGGTAGTAACTGGATGATTGTCGGCTGCGGAGTCATGCTGCCATCAGGGCTTGTATGCTCGACTTTCTGGCGATTTGTGTAGGCATCGCCCATTTCTTTGGCGGCCTGCTCGATAAGCTGCGAGGTCATGCCGTAGTTCTTCATCTTTTCAGCATTGGTCGCCATTCGGTCGAGAACGCGCAACCGGTACGCTTTATTTGCGATCGGAATGTCACCGATCTCATTCTGGAATCGTTTACGGGTAGCGTTGAACAGGTCAATCCACTTCTGGCTCAACTTGGCCGCCATTGCGTTGCCTGGCGTATATTGCGACACCTGCTGACGTGAGACATCGATGCCATATTCAGCCTTTACAAGCTCAATGACTTTTACCGGGGTCTCGTAGCAGGCGAGTGATTGAACGATGAAGGCTTTAACCTCTGTCGATAATGCTGCCACAGGCTACCTCCATGACAATCTGAATAAAGCATTACGCCAGCTTCAACATGCACGTCCCGCATGACCTGGCTATATCGATGTGAGCCACTTCTGCTGGCGCATTGGCCGCATCAACGAGCTCCTGTACTTCTTTGCTGGCACCGTATCGCCGTACGACACCAGTGAATTCTTCGACGTCGTGGCCGCGCAGTGTAAGCACTGGCTGCCCGGTCTCTTTGTTGAACTTAGGCACGCCGAAATCATCGGTGTCCTGGGCGATGTGGTAAAGCTCATGCTCTACCAGTGCGCAGAATTCAAGGTCACTGCATTGTGAGCAGTAATCGGCTGCCAGCGTGATGATGAACTTCGGGATTCGTCCGAACCATTCATGCATCTGCTGTTCCATTCTGGCTTTCTGCCAGCCACCGGCGCGTAGCATTACCTGTTCAGCCTGACCGAGAACGTAGCGCCCTTTCTTCGCGAACGAGTCAGAGGCCCACATGAAGCAGAGATCAGCCTCTAACAGGTGCTCGTGGTCAGAGTTATGGATGCTTCCGGTGTCGCTGAGGATTTGGCGGTTTATCCACTCATGCACTTCGTTGGCGGGGATCAGCCTGGTGTATGGCTGCCAGTTGTCGGAGTCGATGAAGTCGACTGGCGGATATGGCCTGCGATCGTCATCGTTATCCATATCTTACTCCGTTCATTCGATCGCTATTTAAATGTGATTTGCTCCTCATGATTTGCTCAAAATCACTCAATAATTCCTACTTTTAGTCGATTATTGAAGAGGTTTCATAAGGAGGAACTATGGGTATTGAAGAGAACTTGCTCGAAACACTGTTAAAGCATGATGTTTTCCATAATGAAGATGGCAAAGTATCAGGCATTGCCAAGCTTGCTATCGACAAAGGATATGCAACTTTATCGCCAGCACAAAAGAGAGTATTACAACCGTTTATGAGTCATGGTTGTGAGGGTTACACCGATCCTGGTGGACATCACAACGGTTGCGGAAAGGTTCTTGAAGGTGCAGAGCTTGATGAAGCTTATGAGCATACCTGGGAACATGGCGGCTTAGTCTGCGAAGACTGTCGCGAACAAAGTGATTATGACGATTACCGTCGTGAAAGGTTCATGAAAGACTAATGTTTCGGCCTATCTAACGGTAGGCCTTTCGCTTTTCCCTTCCTTTACTCACTTTCTTCTGTTGACTGGTTGGCCTGCTCTGCCGGTACTGGCGTGAACTGCACGCGCTTCACATCGGCCGGTGCGAAATACAGCCACTCGCCTGAATCAGTCGCCAGCGGCACAAAGCCATTAACCAACTCAGGCTGACGTCGTGACATCTTGCCCGTGAAGGTTTCGCCTGTTTGAGTGGTTAGCGTGATTTGGTAGATGTCGGACATGAAGACCCTCACAAGCCACTGTTGAAGAAAATGCCATCAGCATGGTGATGGCATTACAATTCAATAATATGGCTGTATTATTTTGCAGTTTTGTATTCAATAAACCCGTCAAAAATCAGACTATCGATGGTCATCATTTTCGTAAGTTTTTCCATAACCTCAGGATTTTCTTGCATATCAACAAGCCATCTCCTCACGCCATTAGCTATATCATTACATAACTCAATAACATCTAATTGCAGAACACCATTAAAAGCATTCATATGTGCATGAAGGTTTTCTCGCGCAGGGGTCGTTATCTTAAACTTCCTTAGCTTCGTTTCATCAACGCCTTCATGCAAACATGCATTCCTTAAACTCCAACAGTCTTCTGCAGTGAATGAGACTACGGGTTTTTGCGCCCTTAAGCTTTGCTTTATTCCTTCAGGCATGCTCTGAACCATTGCAGGGCTGGTGAGACTTAAATAGTCATACATGTTATCAGCGTTATATCTTGGCTTAAGATAGCGATTAAACCAGTCCTTGTACCTCGCGCCATTTCCTTTGATTTTATCCTCTGTCGCGCCACAGATGTCAGGAAGTGATATTGCTATGAATAAAGCACCAAACCAATTCTTTTTAGACAAGCAATCATCTATTCCACTCAGCAACTGTTGCATATATGAGCACCTTATTTTGTTGTAGACAGAGCCTACAATACAACCAGATGCAACTATTAAGAAAACCTTTACTTCAAGCACTGAGTGCTTAGATATTCCTGAAGATAGCCAACCTGCTTCATCACTGTGGCGATTCTTTCTCTGAGGGTGAAATAATCCCGTTCAGCGGAGTCAGTAAGTCGGGGGCCGGAAGCATCGCCCATGCCGCTGGAGCCGGTCGTTCCGTTCGCGGGACAGTTTGCGTTGAGCTGCAGCCGCTTACGGCCAGCAATGACATCGCTATGCAGACGCTCAATGGTTTCTTTCGCATCAGCTAGTTCTCCGGTGTATTTGGCATCCAGTGCAGCGACATCACGCTGGCGGGCCTGCATGTCTTTTATGGTGGTGTTAGCCAGGCTGAGTTTCTCAGTGGCTTTATCGCGCTGGTCTTTATAAGCGATGGCGTTGTCGCGGTAGTGGTTAATCGCCCAGGCCATGGAAACGAGCAGGCAGATAACGACAGCACAGATGATTGCTGTTAATCGGCTCATTTCTGGCCCCACTCGCAAACTTCGCGCTCAATCTCGCGCCGGGTTATCAGTCCCTTCCACTGCTTGCCACCGGCATACGTCCAGCGTTGCAGTTCTTTGCATGCCCCCGGCACGTCTCCGGCGTTCAGCTTCTTCAGCAGCGTCGAGCTGGCAAAAGCACCAGAGCCAACGTTATAGGTGAAGGAGTAAAGCGCGGCGCGGGTTGGCTCAGGAATGCGAACCTTGATCAGCGGGTCGATAGCATTTGCCACCTTTCGCAGATCGGCCTTCAGCATGTTGTCGCACTCTTTGTCGGTGTATCGGTGACCGCGGCGAATGTCCGCTCCGGTGTGCCCATCGCAAACAGTCCAGACGCCGACCACATCCTGATAGGCGTAATAGCGCCGTCCTTCCAGCCCATCGGCATTGCCCAGCATTACTGCAGCAATGGTGATGGCTCCGGATCCGCCAACAATGGCACCCACCAGCTTATTCCTCAACGTTGGGTTCATCTCGGCTCCTGCTGCGGCGGTTGTCTTCGCGGATCTTGAAATAGAGATTCGTCAGATACGTCAGTACGGCAATGATGATACCCACCAGCACGCCGATAGCGTTCCACTGCTCGGGGCTGTAGGCATTAAGCATGCCGTTTAGGATGCTCCCGGCTGAAGCGCCATAGGCAGCACCAGTGGTTATTTTTTCCATGCGATACATGCTCTCACCTCGCGTAGTTAGCGGGTGCTGTTCGTGTAGTGGGAAAGGCCGTCAAACACGATAGCTACGGGGCATCTGAAAGTGATTGTCTGCGGCCTGAATAAAAAACCCGGCGACAGGCCGGGAAGATGAGGGTAAGGCAATGTCGGCTCTACGGCCTATCCCAGCTGGCGGGATTCTGGTGCTGATTGACGGAGTTGAACCGCCGACATCCTGCTTACAAGGCAGGCGCTCTACCTACTGAGCTAAATCAGCCAATAAAAAAGCCCCGCACGATGGCGAGGCTGGTTATTCATTCATGTCACACACAACAATGGCAACATATACGAATTATTCTGCTCATTTGTTCATTGAAAAGCAAGCACGTTGTGAACATTTTTTGCAACTTTGTTCACATTATCGCGGCTGATAAAGGCATTTTGCAGCGGTTGATACAGGCAGAACAGTGCCGCGTTAAGTGTTTCCTTCACCTCCCGGCGTATGGTGGATATGCTCGGGTGCTTATACTGATTCCCGCCACGCGTCTTCATCACTCGAGGTTTGCTCACAGCGTGCTGCCAGCTGGCGATGCGGATCTCACTGGAGTTGCAGACGTAATAGGCGAAGACAACACGCCAGGCGTTCTCGTCGATATTTTTCAGGTAATGGCGCAGCACTGCGTCAATCAGCATACCGTCGTCGTCGCTACATACCGGGCGAGATGCCTGCTGCGGTTCGACGGTCGCCATAAACTTGGCAATCATGTTGATCATCGCCTTGTCTATCTTCCCGGTCTGCGACCATGCACCCCACAACTGGAGCCACTGATCAATCCACTGATGCTGCTCGTTGGTTAATTCCAGTTTCATGCGGCCTCCTTCTTTGGCTGGTTGGTTTTGGTCTGGCTGTGCTTTGCTATTGGCGGCAGACTGGCGCGCTTAACGCTTTCGGCCTGGTATCTGGCTATCTGGTCACTGGTCATCAAATCGCCCTCGGCCTAGTTACGCACACAGAAATTCGGTAATGCTCACCTGCATCAAATACGAATCCTTTTGCGTAAGTGGATAGCCCATCAGATACCGTCTTCCTTGCTAGCCTGTCAGCCGCGTGTTGTGCCTGCCTCTTGCTCATCCTGATAGCGTTAAAATCGGCGTCCGTCAGCGGGCCACCTATGCCGAAAACTGGCTTTATCATGCTGCCTCCTGTTGACGGGCGCGGCGCTTCTCCAGCGCGCGGGCTTTACGGGTGAAAATGGATTTGATGCGTTGCAGGTATTGGATGTCGAACCGGCGGACGGAGTTATCGTTGTTTATCGCCTCAACTTTTTCGGCACCGATGCGCTCGATAAGGCCCTGTTCAAATGCCTTTTGCGCGCCGTCCCGATCCCGGTTGCAATAGACACACTGGGCAGCGGTATTGTGAAGGTTGAAAGCCAGATGCGCGGCAGCGCCACGGGTGCGATAGTGTCCGCAGTCCATGGTTCCGCCAAACTTCTGCTCTGGCAGCCTGCCGCAGCTGATGCACGGCTTACCTGCATCCCTCAGACGGACGTACCGGTTGAATGCCGCCTGCGCTTCCGATCTCCACTGCGGTTTCGTTTTTAGCGCCACCTTTCTCGCTTTCAGATCCCGGCGTTCCGCGCGCTCTTTCTCTTTGCGCTCCTTGATGCGCTTAGCCGCGGCTTTAACCTTCTCCTTTTCGCGCTCCTCCATCGCGAGGATTGCGCCGTGCTCCGGACAGCACCAGCGGATCCGGATGTCGTGGAATTTCGGCACGAAGTATTCACCGCATACTTTGCACTTACGGCGGGATGGTTTACGCATGGGCACCACCTTGAACCTGTACCAGCGTGAGGTTTCCGCAGAACACGGCACCGGTATCGATGTACATCTGGTTGGCATACTTCAGGGGCTGGCGCGCTGGGGTGTGTCCGAAGATAAACAGATCAGCACCGGATATCGGCGAGACAATGCCGTCCTGAGCGTCGCTAACCCGCTCACGATTCCAGATGACCATTTCTTTCGGCACTGGCTTATCAAATTCATATTCGTTGTGCGGGTAGTCAGCGTGACAGATGACTATTTTTCGATCGGAGGTAACCAACTCGATGATGAGTGGTAACTCAGCCGCTTTGTGAACCAGAGCCTTAGCCAGCACTTCTTTGTCATAGTCGAGATTGAAGAACCAACCGCCACCATTTACCAGCCAGTGATTGACGTTTCCATACTCCGACAGCCCATCAATCATCATCTGCTCATGGTTTCCTCGCACAGCCCGGAGCCAAGGCATAGTAATCAACTCCAGGCACTCGACGTTTTCCGCGCCGCGGTCAACAAGGTCTCCAACCGAAATCAGCAAATCACACGCAGGGTCGAACGAAACTTTTTCGAGCTCATTCATCAGCAGCGTGTAGCACCCATGCAGATCGCCGACGACGAAAATATTGCGCCATTCAGCGCCATTAATGCGTTGATACATGCTCATGCAGATTTTCTCCTCGCCGCGAGACGCAGCCATTTCTGATCCACCAGACGGGCGGTGTAGCCCTTCAGTGTCGGGATGTCGGACGGCTTAACCGCAGGCTTACGCTGGCGGCGCGCAGGAACGCGGAATATTTCGTTTGTGATGATGCGGGAAAGTGGAGTAGACATCAGGCCTCCTGCTTATCGCGCAGCTGCTGGTATTCACAGCTCTGCGGAATGGTCAGGTGGCAGCCGATATTCATCGCCCAGGCTTCGACCTTGCACAGGAAGATGTACATTTCGCCAGTTTCCAGATCAGACGTATGGCGGAGGGATTGGACGGTGGTGACCTCGCCGGACACGACGTCTACACGGTCTTTGCTTTCGTAGCCGAGATAGGTGTGCTTCATCGCGTCTTTGACCCACTCAGGCGTAGCGAAGGTCTTGCCGCGGGCGATGAGGTACTCGCTGATTTCCGTGTACCACATGTGGCTGAGCGCGTTCTGTGACAGGCTGCGCTTCTCTCGCCACGGCTTAACCTGCAGGCGGAAGCACTGCCCGGCATCCAGCAATGGCTGAATCTGCTGGCCGATGGCCGCGAAGTTGCCACGATGGAGTTTGATACCGTCTACTGGCAGAGTCATACGGCCTCCTTAACGGAAACCGCAGAATGCAGAAAATCGCAGGTGCATTTCTGCATCTGTGACAATGTGAGGAGTTCAGATTGTGGTCGCATTTAAGTCCCCTTAAATGCGCAGAAGTCACCAATGGGTGTTCAGACCATCAGCAAAGAAAGTATGGACGGTTGATTCAACAAAATCAACTGAAGAGAAAGGCCTCCGGAGAGGCCAATGAGTTAGTCGTCCACGCGTTTAAAGCACTGCGGGCAAACATCATTTCCACCGTGTTCTTCGTATGCGCTTTTAACAGCATCAGTCATCTCTTTAAAGCTTTCGAATAGATGACTACCGTTGCTTTTTTTATAAGCTCCGGCTGCGTATTTGTAGATGTCGGACTCTTCTATGCCCTCATCAACATAAGTGCCCTCATGATGAGGGCACTGCGTTAAAGCGCCAACCCTACCAAGCATCTCCAATGCCCAACACTCTTGTTTCATGCAAAGTTGATCGATACTCATAACGCCTCCTGTTGGTTTTACATCGCCAAATGAATGTACCACCATGCAAGAGGAAATGAAGCAGTTAAATTGTAAAACATGTGTATATATCAATGAGTTAAAATAGTTTGCTATTTTTCTTACAGCCTTGCTGCGTCGAATGGGTTAGGCATGGCGACCTCTACACGAGCTGAAAATATAAGCCGCTACAGCCAAATCCTGAATTGCTGTTATTGCCAGCATCCAACCATAAATGCTGTCATTGAAATGCCACGCCAGCGCTGTAATCACGGCTTCACCTCCTTAGCCGTTTTGACGATTGCAGCGAGGCACTTCTTGCATGGAACCTGCAATGAACCCTGCTCAATGCTCAACAGTGCATGCTGAGCGTCCTGAAACAACCAGTCAGAAAATTGAGGCTTATGTCCGCACCATGTTTCTGTTTCATGCTTCGCAAGTTTTACGCCGTCACGATAGTCATATTTGATGATGTGATTACTCACGGCTGTACCTCCTGCTGCGGTGCTGCAATTAGTTCTAGCGTGAAGCCGTCTTGCTTAAGACTATCAATGTAAGCCGCAGTTCTCCTGCGCTCGCCAGCACATGCCAGCGTTTCTGGGTCGTAAAACCACACCTTCATTCGGCTATTCCATGCAGAAATTGCTTCAGCCTTATTGCGCTTTAATGGCCCATGAGCACCACATTTGCAGTGGACGTAGCGCTTCTTTCCCATAATACTGAATGAGTAGCCAATACCAAGCGCTGTCGATTCGCAAAATGGGCAGAGTAGTGGAGTCATTTATCCTCCTGCTGAGGTGCTGCTGAAGATGCAAAAATATCAATCAGCGTATCTTCTCCCATGCTATTGCAATGAGCCTGAAGCCTATTGATGATTGCCTGAAGAGCAAACTTCGGAACCATATTTTCCTTACCTATCTGCGGGCAGTTTTCGGTACCGAACCAAAATTGCTCGATCTGCAGCAGCAGACCATTTTTGCCTTCAGTTGCACTGAATACGCCGAACGCTTCAATGTCGTATGCTTTCGCAATCACAGGAGAGTTGCCATCGGCACCCTGAAGCATGGCGGCGCGGCGCTCCCAGTCAGCTATTGCGGCTGAATGTTCCATCGAGTCGTCGCCAAACTCAGCATGTGCGCACTCGTCTGCCGCATTGGCGGCAGTTTTCGCAATCGTCAAGAGATCTGACAGGAGCGAATCAGATATCGGTGCTGGCGGGGCGGTGTAAAGCGGCTCACATTCCCAGCCTTGCTTTTGCCAGGATGCCAGGACATTTTTTGAATCTGTCAGAAGGCCGTGATTCTCGTAATAAAGCGATCGCCACGCCACAGGATCCGCTTCGAGAGATGCCAGCGCGATACGAAACACCTCTGCAGTCATGCTGCGAGGCGACTGATTGTCATGCGCTGGGTCGGTAAGGAAGCCAGTAATAAACGCCTTCAATTGCTGATTGTGAATATCGCGTTTGTCGATGTTGCTCATTGGGCGGTCCTCCAACCTTCACATTCAATGTCACTGCAGCCATCGAAATCGTATGGATTTAGCTGCCAGCTAATCTTTCCGCAGCAAGGGCAATTCCAGCGAACCTTACCGCTGCGTGATTTTTTTCGGTTGTGCTTTTTCAGCCACTCAGGCATGACAAGCCCTGCCGCCTGAACCATGGTGCGTCGGTTAAACTCATTGATGCTGAACGTGCGGCGCTTAGCCTTGTCAGCTAAAGCAAAAGGAATCCAGACAATGCCAGGCTCTGCCGTGTTGGCGGATACAAAAACGAATGCCTTACTGAAGTCGTCAGTTGGAAGGCCTCCATGTTGCAACCAGTACACATCGTTACCGTTCCAACTGCCTTTTTTGTAGGCCACATAGGACTCACAGCCAGGCTCAATAACACTTTCGGTAGGTATGTACTGACAATCGACATGCCAGACAGCCATGGAATCAACACTGTCAGCGCAAACCGGCTGATCAATCTCTCTACCCAATTCCCAGCTTCTTTGAGCTTCTTCACGGGTGTACACGTGGGCGCGGTCTATATTGGAGCTATATCCGTTGCCGTTGTGGCAGTGGAATGACGCGTTACTGCCAACCGTTTCGCGAGTACAAAGCATGTAAAATCTATCGCTCATGACTGCACTCCTTTGCGAAGCTCGTCGGCGAAGTTCTCAGCATCTGCGGCCATGCCAGCAGCCTCTTCAGACATCCTCATGCTTCGGCTACGCAGAGCCTGCTGTCGTTCTCGCTTATGTGCGGCAAACATCTCCACACCCTGCGCCCGCACTTCAGCCAGGAAAGCGTCGGTGGCTGGGGTTTTGACCTTATTCGCAGCGAACTCAATTTTTTCTTTCGTGTCTCTGCCGATTTCGCTTGAGCCCAACTTTCCGATGAAGCTAACGATTTGGTCAGGGAACTGCTTCAGCCCCGCATTCTCCGCAGCCAGCGCAGCGAATGTGGTTTCAAACACGTTAAGCAGAGTCGTAACTTCTGCCGGTGACATGTGCTCACCACATTCTGCATTCACCCTGGCGTTTTTAATCAGATCTTCGTATTTGTTGCTCATACCCCTACCCTCCCCCAAACCATCAATACTCGCTTCATCGCCGCGCTGTTGCGGCACTCCTGGCAGATCACGTTTGCCTCTGTACGCTGCACCAGCTTCGAATTTCCCTTCGGCATAGCCGGGATTGTTTCTGGTGCGTATTTCATGCCGTAATCGGTCAGCCGATAAAGCCGCTGTCCGTGCTTGCCTTCGAACTCGATCAGGCCGTCTGCCAGCAGCGTGCTTAACGGGCCGGAAATCTTTTTTGTGGTCATGCCGATCATGCTGGCAATACGAGCACTATTCAGCCCTGGGTTATTGCGCAGGGCCGCCAGCACCTGCTCACGGATTGTTATGGTCATGCTGCCCCCTTGGAACGGTAAGAATCCCAGGTGAATGACAGCGTGCACCCGCCGCCGTCGCTCATGCGGTCAATAACACGCTCACTCACGAACGCTGCCAACTCTTCTTTGGTCTGGTTGCTGATCAGGATGGTCGGCTTCATCCGCTCGTACCGGGTGTTGATGATTTCGAACATGATCAGCTTCTCGGCCTCGCTGCCGAACTGGACGCCAACTTCGTCGATGATCAAAAGGTCCGGAGTGGTGAAGTGCGCAATCACGTCGTTCTCGCAGCGCGTCGCAGTTTTCGACCACGTTGATTTGAACTCACGGGCAATCTTCAGCGCGGTGGTAAAAATTACCGGGCTCTGGTGTTTCTCGATGACATCACGGGCGATCGCCAGGGCAAGGTGGTTTTTACCGGTTCCCGGCTTGCCGCACATCACCAGACCACCTCCCTGCTTCAGCCGCTCGGGCCACTTCGCGGCATACGCCTGACAAACCCGCAGCGCACGTTCTGACTCCTTGCCAACCGGCTGATAGTTTTCCAGCGTGCACGTCACAAAGCGCTCAGGGATTTCGAGCTGGCGCAGCAGGCGATCGATGTTCTGCTGGCGCGTGCGGTCTTCCCACCGCTTTTTCTCGTCATACAGGAAGGTCAGCTCATCGCGAAGGCAGCCCGGACAACGAGTCGGCGGTGACGGCAGCTTGATCAGGCTGCTGGTAAGCACGCGTTTACGCTGTTCGTACTCGCCATGTTTCTCGCAAAGCACTGTTTCGAAGACGGTCTCGCAGTTAGGGAGCTGCTCTGGAGGTCTACCAAGGACTTCCAGCATTTTTTCGATAGCGTCGATTTTTTCGAGCAGTTCCATACTCAGTCCCTCGCCCAAGGTGGAATTTCAGTCTGGCCATAGTCCTTGCCAGCGAAGTTCTCAGATACGCGAGACTGATTGCGGGCTGGCTGCTTGATGCCTTTCGGCTCAAACAATCCCTGCCAGCCGTTCGCAATGCTCTGGTTGATGATTTCTTCAGGCTGATATCCGCTGCACTTGCAACGCTCAAGCAGGTTGATGGCCTGGGTAACCGTCTGCTGAGACTTGATCGGTTTCTTCAGGTCGCGACGATAATCGACCCATGACTTCCAGACTGAAACTGACAGCCATTCAGGAAGGTCAACACCAGCCGGATCGAACGAAGCATGTTTGGGGGATTTAGGGGGTTTATTAATATTGTCTTTATTGTCTTTTGTAATAGTGTCTTTTGTGTGTCCCCATTTTGGTGACAGGGTTGTCACTGTTTTGGTGACACTTTTTGTCACTACCGTAGGGACATTGTCACTACTATGGTGACAGTCACTACTATGGTGACATTTTGGCGCAGGCTTAGTGCCCGGAATTACCCATTCACTTAGGTTTTTGTTGGGCCCGATCAGCATGCCGTCGGACACCAAAACATTCATCGCAATGAGTTCGTTTTTGGCAGCGTTAACCTTCTGGCGAGGTAGTCTGGTCAGCTCAGAAAGTTGTGAGTCTGCTATGCGGTCCATCTTCTTGTTGAACCCATAGGTTTTGCGGCAAACAGCATGAGCTACCTTGGCCTGATTTTTGGTCAGGTTCGCGCCGATAAGCTCCTCATACAACTCGTTTGCCAGACGGGTGTACCCATCGTCTGTATCGGCCACGCGTTGCTCCTGTATTCCCGAAACTACAGCGGGAAAGTTGAGAATTTCTGCGGTGTTTGACATACTTACTCCCGTTACTTGGCGTAACACAGTGTTTGGAAGGCCTTTGAAGTTACCGCTTCAAGGGCTTTTTCTTTTCTGGTGACTCTCACATAACCCCCAGCATCGACGTGACCATCGTCATCAGTGGGCCTACCTGCTCCGGCATGAGGCGAAACAGCGACGCTATACCCTCGCTCACCTCTTTCAGCTTCTGATGCTCTGGAGCGTCCAGCAGCACGGCCTGTTTAGCCTCGGCACACTCTTTCATCGCAGAGGCGATCAGCGACATCGTGTCGTTCTGCGGCGCCAGACGGTTTCGGTACTCCAGCGGCAGGACCGACATGATTGCCGGGGCCAGCTGGCGAATGTTGTTGGCGGCGTATTCGGTATCGCCATCAATCCATCGAAACACTTTCTGCATCTGGCGGTGCGAGTCAGTCGGGATATCCAGACCGGTTCCGCCGGACGCCCGCCACTCTTCCACGATCAGCGCGGCAACAAATTCACGGCTTCGGCAATCAGCTGCCCAGGCGCGAACAGCTGCGCGGATCCCATCGATGTTTAACGCCGTGGAATCAGGCTCCCGGCGATTCTGGTAAATCATCGCCGTTGGCGAAAATTTGTTACCTTGTTGATACGCAAGTGAATGCATTGCTTTCCCTTTCGTGGTTAGGGCCGCCGTTAAGCGGCATGGTTCTCTGGGTGTGGAAACAGGTCGGGAAGATCAGGTCGAATTTCGTGTGCCTTAATCTCGCCACCAGTAGCGTTTACGATGGCTGTTACTTTTTCCGGAGATACGGAACCACCGTTAAGCCACTTGTGAACCGCTGGCTGGCTAACGCCGCAAATATCTGCGAGTCGCTTCTGGCTGCCAACGATTTCTAAAGCTCGTTGAATAACTTTGTTCATGGATTTTACCTATCCGATTACTGGATTAATGAAAAGATAACCCAAGTTATGACCATTGTCCATAACCTTTGTTATTTTACTCTGCATAACCTGAGTTATATATTGGCGCTATGAAAACATTCGCAGATCGACTCAACGCGGCTATGAGAGCCGCAGGCATATCCCAAGGGCAGCTGGCTGAGAAAGTCGGCATATCTCAACCTGCAATTCAGAAAATGACATCAGGCAAAACCACAGGCAGCCGTAAGATGGTTGAGCTTGCTCATGCATTGAACGTGCGTCCGGAATGGCTCAGTTCGGGCATAGGCTCAATGCAGGACGAAGGACGCAAGGACTCCGCTATCCCACCAGAATCGGAATGGGGTAAAGTTGACGCTTGGGATAGCAAAACAGATCTGCCAGATGACGAGGTCGAAGTGCCATATCTGAAAGATATAGAACTTGCGTGTGGTGATGGTTCCTGCTTGGAAGATGACTATAACGGATTCAAACTTCGTTTTGCGAAGTCTACCCTTCGTAAGGTGGGAGCCCAGAAAGATAGCGTGCTGTGCTTCCCGGCATCAGGAAATAGCATGGAGCCCATGATCCCGGAAGGGACGACGGTCGCCATCAACACGAACGACAAAAAGATCGTTGATGGCAAGGTTTATGCAATAAGCCAGGACGGATGGAAAAGGCTAAAATCCATTTATCGTGTGAGTCCTACCCGCATCGTGATTCGCAGCTTCAACAGTGAAGAGTACCCAGATGAAGAAGCGGATATCGAGAGCGTAGAGATTATTGGTCGCATGTTCTGGACATCTACTATCTGGTAATCAAGAGGGAAGGGATGAAATTAGAACTAATAGCATTATCTTTACTGGCTTTAACTACGAACGCAATCGGCTCTAGCACCCTGAGCTGCGATTACGCTAAGTCGGACATCAGTAATGGAGCTAATGCTCCAATGATTCCTGGCGGAAAAGGCACTGTCGAATTTGATGGAAAATCCTTTAAAGCCACACGTCCAAATGGTGGTGTGATCATTTCACCAATAATCAGTGAACAAAAAAATGGAATGCTTTTTCTTGACGACAAGACAAAAGTGTTCGCGGCAAGCCTTTCTAAAACTGATTTCGCTATCTCTGACCGAATTGCTCGAATTACTGAGCAATGGGCCAACTGCATTGATGTTAGTCCATCGCCGAACAATTCAGATAACGACAAACCGGCAACTGCCTGGAAATATAGGTCTCTCACGAAGCAGGAGATAAATGCTGTTGAGGCAGCAGTGAAAGACCAATTGAAGGATCCAGAAAGTGCCAGATTCAAGCACTCTAAGTTTGTGAGCAACGGGAAAGGCGCTTACTGCGGCCTGGTTAATTCCAAAAACTCATATGGCGGCTATGCTGGAAACACTCCTTTCATGGTCATGCTTATCAACAATGGCAAACCTCACGCTGGCTTTATTGGTATGGGCGGAGATGATGCCGAGACCCTGTCAACGCTATCCGTCTGCAAAGACAGTGGTTATTTCTAAACCCCACCTTGATTGAAAGCCCCGCATTGCGGGGTTTTTTATTGCCAGAAATCCCCCCCCGCCACATTTTTTACAAAAATAAATTCATTTAGCTATCAGTGCATTATAACTTATGTGATGATAATTATAAATTAGGTTATTGCCATCACTCATAACTAAGGTTATCTTTAATCCATCGAAACGAAACATCGACAGCTGAGCGAAGTTAGCCAGCGGCGAAGTGGAGATTCGGTCAGTCGAACGGCGCGACAGTAAACCATGCGTCGGACCATAGGCGGGCTCAGGAAGAGCGGCAATTATGGCTAAACGATTTACCAGCAGCTCTTTGCGAGGGGCTGACGGTAAACAATCAGAGGGGTGTATATGTCAGATAAAAAAATGGCGCCACTACTGCTCAATGTAGACGCCAGCGAAGTGCTTACCCAGACCGGGGAGCTTTTAAAGTTACTTGAACTTCCAGCCAGCTCCTTTCAGGGAATTCCTGAGCATGTCGTCGATCTGTTTTTTGACCGTGTCCGTGGCCTGATTGACAACATCGTCCTTAGTGATTTCGCGACCACAGTCAGCACAACTGACGCCGGTGAAATTTGTCTCAAAGTCAAAATCATCGGGCTGGTTGAACATCTCACTTCCGCAGTCAGGGCACACGGTCCGCATGGTTTGCATGAACATATCCTTTCTACTGTTGGGGAGCTTAAAGAGTAAGCGATTTCTTGCTGTTGGGGAATAGCGGGAAAGCGCGCGCCGGGCGCGGATAAATACCCCGGCAATAACTGGAATGTTTTGTAGTGCAGTGAATTGCAGCTGCATCGACGGCAACCGGAAGATAAGCACCCGGCGCTGCACCACAAAGCATTTCTCCCGCATCAGCGGGTAACGACAGAGGGTAAGAGCATGCGTAAACCTAAAGCTACAAGCGAAACAGTGGTTCATTTCACCATGATGCGCCGACCTGATTGTGCAAAGCATGGTGATCAGCGCGGCAGAGTGTGGCGACATAAGTATCAATTCCTTGATAGCGCATTTTGCAGGGCTGCAAGCCAAATATCTCCCCGCTCATTTAATTTCAATCAATAGCCGCCTAACCAGCGGCTTTTTTCATACCTCAGTCGCTTCACCGAGGCGGCTTAGTTATGACAACCGGCGGCCATCCACCGCCCATTGAAACACTGAATAAATGCGTTGAAGTCTTGTATTAACCGTTCCGTTCGCCGCGATAAGGCCAAGAGGATTTATGAGTGATTTGGAGTTGGGCTTAAAGATATACGCATTATGGTTTGTCGGGACGTTTCTGCTCGGCATAGCAATCAACTCGCTGACGAAAAAAGAACATCGCCAGCCACTTTCAAAACTAGCCATTGACCATGTACGCATGTCTTCCGCAATAACCATTGTGGGCCTGATTGTGTGCGGTATGGGCTGGTTCTTATTCAAGGTGGTGTGAGATGACAGTCACCCACAACGGCAAGCAGTACACCGCCAAAAAGCTCAACGATAACGAGTGGCAGCTGACGTCGGTATCTAACCCGCGTGAAAAGCTGACGATGAACCGCTGGCATATGAAGCTGGCTGGCCTCCTGGAACAGGTTGAGGTGAAGGCATGATCAACCACTACGGCACCACCCCGCTCATTCGCCAGTGCGTCACGCCCGGCATGATGGCATTGCATGAAGGCCGCACATATCGCGTCTCAGCAGTCATTCAGGAGCGCAAATGGGTATACCTGCACACTGACGCAGAAATAATCCGACTCAGTGACTGCGTGATTGACGTCCTTCTTGACGGTCACGGCAACCCTATCCAGCACTAACCACCCTATTCAACCGTTCGGCCTGGCATTACGCGGGCGTGATCTGCACATCCAAATTTCAGGAGAAACCATGAGCGAAGTAACGGACTTAACTGTCATCGAAATCAAGCCGGAACAGGCCCCAGTGCTTTACGTAGCGGGCGGCCTTGACGCGTACCTTGAGCAAATCCGCCAGGCTGTAAACGAAGTGCCGGACCTGTCCACGAAGAAAGGCCGTGACCGTGTTGCCTCTCTGGCAGCGCAGGTGTCCCGCAGCAAGACGGCAATCGAAAAGCCGGGCCGTGAGTACCTGAAGCGCCTGAAAGAGGCTGTGCGTCCGGCTGAGGCCGAAATTAAGCGATTCGTTGATGCCTGCGACGAGCTGCGCGATGCGACCCGCCGCCCTCTAACCGAATGGGAAGCCGAGCAGGAACGCATCAAGGCTGAAGAAGCCATGAACGCGCTACACGCCGAAGCGCTGGTCATGAACGAGAGCATCGATCTACAGCGGGCTATTCAGTTCGAAGCAGACCACGAAATGGCTCTGCTGATGAATGACAAGTTTGACCGTGAACGCGAAGAGCAGCGCCGCCTGGCGGAACAGGCTCAACGCGAGCGTGACGAGCGGCTGAAGCAGGAGGCGGCAGAGCAAGCCCGCCGAGATGCAGAAGCGAAGCACAAAGCGGAGATTGAAGCCGCAGCGCGCCGTGAAGCAGAAGAGAAAGCCCGCGCTGAACTGGCGGAACGCCAGCGCATTGAAGCGGAACAGCGTGCGGCACGCGAGAAGCAGGAAGCAGAAGCCCGGGCGGAAAGAGATAAAGCTGCGGCAGTGGAAGCTGAGCGCCTCAAAGCAAAACAGGCAGAAGAGAAACGCCTGGCAGAAGAGAAGCGAATCGCCGATGAGCAGGCAAAACGTGAAGCCGATGTGAAGCACCGCAAAACGGTCGGCACCAACATCGTTAACGCGCTCACCAGCCAAACCAGCTTAACCCGCGAGCAGGCTATCGAAGTGCTTACCGCTCTGAAAGATGACCTGATCCCCTGCGCGAAAATTCATTACTGAGGCAACCATGAACGCATACCTCACTTACGACCGCATCGAAGATCGGCGCTGGGCTGAGCAGCAGATCACCGACGAGAAAGAGAAGTGGATCGACGACCGGGCGCAGAAAATCATCGACATGATGCCTAAAGAGCCGTCCGGCCTCTTCCACTTCACGATCCCGATAGACTCCAGCCCATACGAAGGGCTTCGCAGCGATAAAGCTGGCGAGGCCTACAACGATTTCATTTCGGTAGTTGCTTACGCCCAGGCGGAATACGACTGGGAACACCGTACCGGCTGCCCGTTTTAATTTTTGAGGGATTTAACAATGAGTACTGCACTTTCCACCATGGCCGGGAAACTGGCCGCACGCCTCGGCATGGATGCCGGTACAGACCTGATGAATACGCTGAAGAATACAGCGTTCAAAGGTGGCAACGTCACGGACGAGCAGTTTACAGCCCTGTTGATCGTCGCCAACCAGTACGGCCTGAACCCATGGACCAAAGAGATTTACGCATTCCCAGATAAAGGCGGGATTGTCCCGGTCGTCGGCGTTGATGGATGGGCTCGCATTATCAACGAGCATCCTCAGTTTGACGGCATGGAGTTCTCTTACGACAAGGAGGAAGGCGCGTGTACCTGCAAGATTTACCGCAAAGACCGTAAGCACCCGACCATCGTCACCGAGTACATGGGAGAGTGCAAACGCAACACTCAGCCATGGCAGTCCCACCCTACCCGCATGCTTCGCCACAAGACGCTGATTCAGTGCGCGCGTCTGGCCTTTGGTTTCGCTGGCATCTTCGACCAGGACGAGGCCGAGCGAGTGATTGAAGGAACAACGGCAGAGGTTCATGCAGGCCATGAATCAGATAGCCGTCGTCCGGACCTGATCGCAAAAGGCGAGTCTGCCGCGCGCCTTGGAACCGTTAAGTATCAAGAGTTCTGGGTGGCGCTGAGCGCTGAAGAGAAGCAGGTAATTGGAGCAGTTGAGAAGCGACGCATGTATGACATGAGTCTTGCTGTCGACAACGCCGAGCCTGTCAATGTCGCAGATGCGGAGGCTGAATGATGGAGCAACGCACCCCTGAATGGTTTGCTGCGCGCTGCGGCAAGGTCACAGCCAGTCGACTGGCTGATGTCATGGCCCGGACTAAGTCGGGCTACTCCACCAGCCGCCAGAACTACATGGCAGAGCTGATTTGCCAACGACTGACCGGGAAGCTGGAGGAAGGGTTTTCGAATGCCGCGATGATGCGCGGCACTGAACTTGAGCCAGTGGCGCGCGAAATGTACGCGCTGAATGAGTTCGATGCGGAAATCACTGAAGTTGGACTCATCGATCACCCAACCATACCCGGATTCGCAGCCAGCCCGGACGGACTTGTTAACGACGACGGGCTTATCGAAATCAAATGCCCCAACACCTGGACCCACCTTGAAACGCTGAAAACTGGCGAGCCAAAGCGCCAGTACATGCTGCAAATGCATGCGCAGATGATGTGCACCGGGCGGAAATGGTGTGATTTCGTTAGTTTCGATGATCGCCTGCCGCCTGACCTCGCATATTTCAAGAAGCGGATTCATTTCGATGAAGAGCTGGCGCGCGAAATCGAATCTGAGGTTAAGAGCTTCCTTGCGGATCTGGAATCGGAAATTCAGAAAATCACAGAGCGTGCAGCATGAAACGCACACCATTTTACCGCAGGCCCGGGCGAACCGGGCAATTCTCTGGCCTCCGTGAGCGCGTAATCTGGATGATTCAGACGCGCGGACGCCCGGTGACCGGCAGCGAAATCGCTGAGAAGTTTGGCGTAACGCTCATTGAGTTTAACCGGGTCGCCAACGGAATCACCCGCGGCTCCGGACAGATAGCTCAGATCGTTGAGTCGGAAAAATGGATCAACGAGGAAGGCATCTGCGACCGGAAATTCGACCTGGTCACGAAGCCAAAGGTCGTAACGCCGCAGGGTAAATCGCGGCTGTTCACCCGGCGCGCCATAGAGCAATCGCAGGAAGGCAGACGGCAGGAGTGCATTGAACGTGCCGCCCGCCGTAGCCGCCTGATTGCTCAGGGCCTCTACATCGACGAAATGGAGTCCATCCTATGACTCACGCTCACGACGACATCAGGGTTGGCAAACTCTGCCTTCCCTTCATTGGTAACGGCTGGCTAAAGCCATGGGGTGAAGTGGTCTGCAATCCATTAAAGGCGCAGCGGCTCGCTGAGGAATATCGGGAAAGGCAGGAGGCGGCATGACAGCGAAATACTCACTTCTGTATGTCGATCCGCCCTGGTCTTACGGCAACACCATCAGTAACGGTGCCGCCGCCGACCACTACTCCACCATGAAGTTAATCGACATAAAGCGCCTGCCGGTGTGGGAGCTTGCCGCCGAAAACGCGGTGCTGGCGATGTGGTACACCGGCACGCATAACCAGGAGGCTATCGAACTGGCAGAGGCCTGGGGCTTTACCGTTCGCACGATGAAGGGCTTCACCTGGGTGAAGCTGAATCAGAACGCAGAGCTGCGCATCAACAAGGCGCTGGCCGAGGGTGAAGTCACCGACTTTTACGACTTCCTCGATCTGCTTAACGTCGAGACGCGCATGAACGGCGGCAACCACACCCGGGCCAATACCGAAGATCTGCTGATTGCTACCCGCGGCGCCGGACTGGAAAGAAAGCACGCCGGGATTAAGCAGGTGGTATACAGCCCGCTCGGCGCGCACAGCGAAAAACCATGGGAAGTTCGCCACCGGCTGGAGCTGCTTTACGGCGATGTGCCGCGTATTGAGCTATTTAGCCGCAGCGCGGCACCAGGCTGGCACCACTGGGGAAATCAGTGCGCCACCGCCGCTGTAGAGCTGCTACCCGGCTGCGCCATCGATGTTGTGAAAACGGAGGCCGCATGACGCCAGCAAATGAAAACGCCATCCGCGCCGCCTGCCGCCGCTGCACCGAAGAAATCCAGCAGGCCATGCGCAAGAAGCCAAAGCCTAACTGGAACGAAACGGTGCCTCCCATTATCAACAAGCATCACAAGAAAATTGAAGTTCTGGGAGTTAGCCTCCTGGAGTTCGTCGTATACACAGGTCGGCTTAATCGCCGCTTCGGAGTTGATTCATGAGCAATTCGATAGCAGACGGAGCGAAATTAACTCCGGAGACATTCGCAGATTTCATTGAGCGCTTGAGGTATCACCATCGCGGCGATGGTGTTAATCGTCACGCCACCGCCGATCCGATTTTCATGGTTCAGAAGCAGGCAACCATTTATGGCCTGGCAGAAGAGTACGGCGAATCGAAGATAGTCCATTTCGAAGAATGCGAATGGGACAGCCCTCAAGAGTATTGGGACGATCTGGATGAACAACAGCAGGAAGAGTTAAACGCCTTCTGCATTGACCAGTGCGACACTACCTTTACTGATCTCGATGAAGATGCTCAGTGGGAAGTGCTGGCTGACCTTGACGGCCACACTGTCTGCGGTACACGTAAAGAGTGGCAGAACATTAACGCTCATTTTACCCGTGAAGCAGCGGATGCTTTCATTCGCCGCAAACAGCATGATTATCCTCCTCTGCGGGTCTACGTCGAGAGCATGTACTTCGGCTGGGAGTATCAGGAAATCGTCCGCGCTCTATGCGACGGAAGACTGGTGCTAACCGAAAAAAATAGCGGTGCAGCATGAACAGAGCCTCACCAGTTGATTTGAGGAAAAGCCTCGAAATCGCCAACCATCTGGCGCATATCGGGATTCGCTTTGTGCCGATCCCGGTAGCTACAGAGGAAGAATTCCAGACACTGGCCGCAGAGCTATCGCGACGGCTTGAGCAGATGGCGGTCGAAGCCGAGAAGAATGAAGGCGGTGCAGCATGAAGGCACTAATCACCAGGTCGCTAGCGCGGCCTTTTTTATTGTTGGCGTTCACCTTCAACAGAATTAACCGACAGTTCCGGGAGCATTGACCATGGACATCATCGATACCGCAGCAGAGATTGAAGAGCTTCAGCGTAACGCTGCCCTTTCCGCCCACCGGCTCAACCGCAACTCCGTATCAGCTGAGCGTTGTGAAGAATGTGACGAACCAATTCCCGAGCCGCGGCGCGCTGCCGTTCCCGGCTGCCAGACGTGCGCCAGTTGCCAGGCTGATTTGGAACTTATCCGTAAGCAAAGGGGCTCCTGATGGATTACACCAAACTCAGTGACGGTGAAATAAGTGTAAGGCTCGCATATTTCCTGAAGCCAAAGTACACCGCCACTATTCACCCGCATGAAAAGACCGGTGCCAATTTGTCGTGGAACTGGTTTAACACGGTACAGAACACCGCCTGGTTTCCGTTACGTCGTGCCGAAGAGATCTACCCGGCAATGAAGAAGCATCGAATCGGTCTGGTACCATTAGGTAAGACCGTGTGGCAGGCAACTCATGAGTCTGGTGTCAGCTCGACTCACCGTAACCCGCTGCGTGCTGTGGCAATCGTCTACCTCATTTTGCAGGAGTCAGCCAATGTTCAGGATAATCCAGCCTAATACTTGGTACGCCGACATGTTTGGTGAACCCTGCAAAATCCTCCGCGCTACCCACGAAGTAATCCACTACATCCGCAACGGTCGCACCTGCATCGCCAGCATTGGCCGCTTTCAACATGAATTCGAGCCGCTGACCAAAGCACAGGCTGAGCGGATCGCCGAAGAAATCGAAACAGCAGAGCACATCGAAAAATTAAGGAGCATGAGACGTGATCGGAATACTCAAGCCGGTACCGGAATCGCAATGGCCGGTACGATGCCACGACCCCAAGCGGAGCAACGTGTGGGCTAACTCTTACTTTCTTGTTCAGGAGTTTCAGGAAGAGAACGGTGTTATTCGCCTGACGGTGAACACCACCAGCATTGGCAGCTCTGACCGGTGGAAGGATGGCATCAGTTGGGATGCATTGCAGGAGATAAAGTCAGCCGTTGGCTATGGGGATCGGGATGCCGTGGAGATTTACCCGCGGGATTATGATGTGGTGAACGTGGCGAACATGCGCCACCTGTGGATTACGCCGGAGCCAATTAGCTTCGCCTAGCGGAAGTAAACAGCATCAGCGCATCGCCGTGTGGCGGGTGACATCCCGCCAAATAACGACGATCAACTGAACATCAACACATTATATGTACATACGACCATGAACATTCAGATCAAAACACTATCTGTCCGAATTAAAGACAAGCACGCAGCCGTTTTGCGGCAGATGGCCTTTGAGGTCAATCAGATCTTTAATCTGGCAAACGAGATAACCAGCGTAGCATACGGCAACGCTGGCTTTTTTGGCGCGCAAAAACCGCAATGGCTATCGGCGTTTGATGTTCAGAAACCGCTCCTTAAAGAGCGAAAAGAGCGCGGGTATACCATCCCCAGCCATACCGTACAGGAAATCGCAGCAATTCACGGCAAGGCACGGAAGCAATTTAAACGCTCTCGCTTACGCTGGCGAGTCAGTGGGGGATCTCGCCGTTCGTTGGGTTGGGTGCCGTTTAAAATAGGCAGCGCTGTCTGGAAAAATGGCGCGGTGCGGTTCGCTGGCAGGATTTTTAATGTCTGGGATAGCTACGGCTTGGGAGGATTTAAATTCCGTGCTGGAAGCTTTTCAGAAGACAGCCGTGGACGCTGGTACTTCAATGTTTGCGTAGAGGTCGAAACTGTCCCATCAACGGCCACTTCCGCCGTGGGTATCGATTTAGGGCTGAAAGACTACGCCACCCCGTCAGAAGGTGATCCGCTGATTGCCGGTAGATTCTATCGAGATCTGGAGCCTGCATTAGGAAAGGCACAGCGTGCAAACAAAAAAGCCCGTGTACGCGCCATACACGCCAAAATTAAGAACCGCCGCAAAGATGCCCTGCACAAGTACAGCACGGCGCTGGTTAACAGCCATGCGGCAATATTCGTAGGCGACGCGAGCAGTAAGAAACTGGTTAAAACCAAAATGGCAAAAAGCATTTTGGACGCTGGCTGGTTCATGCTCAAAACACAACTGGAATATAAAGCGATTGCGCGGTCAGTGGTGTTTGAAGTGGTCAACGAAAGTTATTCCACCCAAGCTTGTTCGTGTTGCGGGGCTATCTCCGCCAACAGTCCGAAAGGTAGAGCAGGCCTGCGAATAAGAGAATGGACTTGTTGTGAGTGCGGAACCACTCATGACCGCGACGTGAACGCCGCAAAGAACATTCTCGCGGCGGGGCATCGCCGTCTAGCTGTAGGAATCCCCTTCCTTTAGGACGGGGAGGATGTCAAGCAACTGATAGCCAGTTATGAGCTGGCTATTGGGTGCGAAAGCACTGCTCAGTTATCCCCCATTTTGCCCGGCCCCGCGCCGGGCGCTCTTTTTCTGGAGATCACAGATGAATGACAGCATCCTGGTTACAAGCGAAATCCTTGCGCGCTACAAAATATCGCGCAGCACGCTCTATTTCTGGAGCACTCCCGCACGTATGCCATCCAGCTTTTCATGCCCATTCCCGAAACCAACCATCCCCGGAAATCCGAAGCGCTGGCGTGAGTCAGAAATCAAGTCATGGGAAGACAAGGTCAACTTTGCTAAAGGGGATACCCAATAATCTCCTGCAAATGCTTCTGCCAGATATCCAGCCATTCATGCTGATCGTCCATATAGTCATGAAGGTTGTATCTGGCCATAACCCCGCCCATCTGATGTCCGAGCAACTTTTCTATAACGTGTGGTGGAGCGCCAAGCTCGGACAGGCGCGTGGCCACCGTTCTCCGCAAATCATGTAATGACCACTCCTTCATTCCGTTCTTACGCACTACCTGCATTGAGTACGTCGAGACAAGCGTCTGCCCAGGTGGGACATCTTCTTTATCCCGGAACTGTGCTGGAGTCAGAACGTGCTTAGTGATTGATCCGCGTTGATGCTCTTGCAGAAGCCTGACCGCAGTATCCGGCAACGCACGACGAATAGTTTTACCGGTCTTATAATCCTCTGCCGGCACAGTCCATGACCTTTCTTTGAAATCGAACCACTCCCATCTCGACTTTCTTATTTCTGCGGCGCGGCATCCGGTTAGAATCATGAACCTGATTACCAGTTGTTGAGAGGGAGGCAGAGAGAAAAGAGTATCCCACACCTGCTTTATCTCACTATCTGAAAGCCGCCTCTCCTTCATCTTCGCTGCTATACCGACATCCGATTTTCGTAACGACTCCAGTGGATTGGTTTTGATTACTCCCCTGTTGTGGCAGAACCGGAAAGCACGCTTGGTCAGAGACAGCATCTCACCTGATATGACACTCCTCCCCATTGCATCGAAAACCTCAAGCCAGTTCGCCTTCACTGTCTGGTCCACAATAGCCTTCCCTAGCCGCGGGCTAATGTGCTTTTTGAAGCTTTTACCGTTCGCATCAATTTTAATGAGCCCCTCCGGGATACAGTAATGCTTCACCCAGTACTCATAGGCCTCATCGACTGTCAGCGCTTCTATTCTTTCAGCCTTCTCCACCAGCACTTTCTGCCGGGGATCATACCCCTCGCTCAACCACGCTCTGAACTGCTGTCTTCTGTCTCTCGCCTGAGAGAGTGAAATAGTTGGATAGTCACCAATGCTTAACTGCACAGGCTTGCCCTGCCAGCGATACCGATAGAAGAATGTGATAGAACCGGTTATGCTTAGACGCACATTCAGTCCGTTTGAATCAGAGAGAACCTCAACCTTCTCCCTGCGCTTTCCGAGCGACTTTCGTAACTTAGTATCTGTGAGCAC